AGGGCTGCGCCATTTGCGCGTTATACAAAAGGTGTGGTTGATACTATATTTGAAGAACACAAACTGCGCAGGATGCAAGCAAGTGTTCATGTCAAAGACCATCCAGCTATAAGATTTGCTGAATGGCTTGGTCTAGAGCATGAGGGGATCATGCGTAAATATGGTGTACGCGGTGAGGACTATATTAGAATGGCGAGGATAGCATAATGGACCCGACAGTTGGCGCTATAATTGCATCTCAGGCCCTAGGCAGTGTTGTTTCATTCAAAGGCACAAAAAACGCTGCAAAAGCGGCGCGTCAAGTTGCTGAATTTAATTCAGAAACTGCTAGAAATGAAGCTGTTTTATTAGCTAGAGCAAAAGTGGATGAAGAGGCTGGCTTGCGCAGGCAAGGAGAAAGGCTTAAAGGCGCACAGGGAGTAGCAACAGCCAAATCAGGCATCCAGTTAACGGGAAGCCCCTTGCAAGCTCTTGCCAGCACTTACTATGGAATTGAATCAGATGCAGCTAGGATTAGGTATGCAAGCGATATACAGCAAGTGGAAAAGGCATCTGAAGTTGCATTAATTAACATTCAAGGTCAGGCTCGTTCACAAGCTCTTAAAACGCAAGCTTATGCAAACCTTCTTGGTGATGTTTCTTCTACATTTGCAACAGGTAAGGCGATTTCATAATGCCCAGGATTCCACTTTATAATCAAGGTTTAGGGCCAAGGGTGCCAACTGCTACGGGCAGTTTGTCACCAAGGGCCTCGTCTGCTGTATTTGAACAGCCTGGATTGGCGCAGGCCCAACTTGGTGAAGCTATTCAAAACGTATCTAAAGTTGCTGCTGATTTTGAAATTGCTAGACAAGATGCAGAGGTTGATGAAATTGCAGATCAATATTCAAATACAATTAAAGACAGCTACAGAAAACTTAATTCACAAGAAACAACAAGCATTGATGAATATAGAGATGCTGAACAAACATTACGATCAGGATTTATGAGTGGTGTTGATTCTATGGAGAAGCTTGGCTCTCGTCAAAAACAAGCTTTAAAAAACAAAGTTAACAAATACGCAGACTTATTTTCTTCTCAAGGAGAGGAAGCTGCTTTTACTAGATTTTTAGGAAAAGCATCAAAAACCGCAAATGAGCGTGGTGACTCTATGTTGCAAGACGCTGTTACTGCGACTCTGCCTATTGAAGTTGCTGTTGCTGAATATGAAGAGCATTACAATCGCAGCACTAGTCGTGGATACAGTATGTCAAGGACTCCCGATCAATTTCGATTTGACCTTACATCTGAGCGTGTAAACATTTTTGCATTAGATGAAACAAAAACATTAGACCAAGTAGAAGCAGAAAAAGAAAAGATTTTAAGAGGAGAGGAAGAGTATTCAGGACTAGACCTTTCTTCCGAAAGAGAGCCGCTGGCAAATCGTCTTAGCGATCAAATAAAATTTTTAGAAAATGAGAGCGTTGTAGCCGCAAGCGAATCCTTTGCTAACAATATGGTTTCTTTGGAAAAGTCTACAGCGCCTGGGTTCAGAAGCAGTATAACTGAAAATGCAAAAAAATCTATTCAGGCCATGAAAAATTTACGCATGCCGGGTAGGGCTGCTCAAATGCAACAAACATTAGGTATAACGCTAGGCATTTTAAATGCTAGAGATAAATTGCGTTTTGAAAGCCAAGAAGTAGTTAATTCTTACTTAGCTGAACTTAATGACGCGTCTAGGTCTCTTCTAAAAACTGCACCAGGCACACCCGAAGCCAGCAGAGCAGAGGCGGTCTATAGAAAAGCAGTAGAGATTATGAGCGCTAGGCAACAAGAGATAGACGAAGATCCTGCAAAATATGTAAATGGCGCGTTTTCTGCTGTATATGGCAAAATACCAACACCAGAGCAAAGCCTTCAGCGTCAAATACAAATGGGCTTAGACGATTCAAAAATTAACTTGCTTACCAATGAACAGGCAAAACAAGCCGCTGTCTCAATAAGAGATGCAGAAGGCCCTGAAGAGGTGAGAGGTCTTTTACAATTTTCAAACAAAAAAACAAGGCCATATTATTTTAGACAACTTCGTAGTGCTGGAGTTGGGTTAGCAGAAATGTACATGCTAAGTGGCCCTATAACCCCTACGACTGAACAACTGTTTAAAGCAACTCGTCCAGAAGCTATAAAAATTCAAGTGACCCCAGTTGCACGACAAAATGTAAGGGCTATCGTTTTAAGGGATGAGGCTGTTATAAATCACATGAAATCAATGCTTGGTGGTGGTTATGCTGATTTTGAAAACAGGGAAATTCGTGGTGCAACTTCTGATACCCGCCCTTATGGCAAGGCTAGAGATGAGCATATAGCAATGCTAACAAATCTAGCTATTTTTCTTGTTCAGGAGGACGCTCAACTTCTTACTGGAGATACAAAACTTACTTTAGAACAAATAAAACCATATGCAGAAGCTGCAACAGAAATATTAAAAGAAAAATTTTCCTACATTGCAACCTTTCCAAACATGAACACGTCTTTAAGGATTCCTTTGCACAGGACAGTTGACGCCACAAGAATTGAATTAGGGCTTCGTGAAAATGTTGATAAATTGCAGGTCGGTGACATTTTTTTTGAAAGCAACGAAGCAAATCAGGTTGGCACACCAGCATTTGAGGCTGAAAAAGAACAGTACTTTAACGAAGTAAAGGATGGGTATGGATGGATTGCTGAAAATGACAGCAACACGGCTATACTTGTAGATCAAAGCGGGGGAGTAGTTTTTAGAGATGACAATGGATTTCCGGTGCCGATTCAGGTTAATTTTGATCGGGCAATAAGAGATTCTGGCTCTAGACAAAGAGAGGCAGAAGACATTAACGCGCTAATTAATGACTTGAATAATCAAAGACAGCAGCTTTTTGCATCTCAAATTAACGCTCTTGAATTAAGCAAACTAGGCGGAAGAGGAACACCTGAATATGAAGCTGCCCTTAAAAGAAATGAAGAAAGAACAACGCAAATAAAAGCTTTAGCAGTAGAAATAAACAGACTTCAACGCCGTCAATCTGATTTGAAAAGATAATGGAAGGTATTTTTCCTAAAATTAGTGATGACTCTTCACATGTTTCATCTTATTTTCGCAACACACCAGCCTCTATGTCATCAGTGTTGCACCAAGAGTTTCTTGCCGCTAAAAACTTTGGGCCTGAAGCTCTGGGATCTCTTGGCGCTTTTATAAGCTCAAACTTTTTTGATGATGAGCTTTTAACACCAGACGAATATAGAGCAAGTGAGTTTTTTCGTGATGGCGTTGATATTTCTACAACAGGAATAAAACGCAGCATGGCCGAGTCTTTGGCAGAGGCGCACGACAGGCGCTTTAAGAGAGACTTAGTCTTAGATCGCGCAAGGCGTGGATTTGGAGCTTCTGCAATGCGTTTTGGCGCTGGTATTGTTGGCAGTGTTCTTGATCCCGTCAATGTCGGAGTTTCAATTTTTGCTCCTGCTGCGGTTGGTTTTAACGCAGCGGCAAGGGCGGCTGCAATCAGAGCCACTGCTGGCATTACTCAAAAATATGGCGTGACTGCTGGTCGAGTTGCCTCAGGTGCGGGAGAGGCTGCACTTGGTGCTGCTGCCGTAGAACCTTTGTTAATTGCTGGCGCAAGGCTGCAACAAGACCCTGACTATGATCTTTTTGACTCGTTCGTTAATGTAACAATAGGATCAATATTAGGTGGCACAATAACTGGTGTTGGAGGAAAGTTTGCAGATGTTTTCCGTCGCGCAAACCCTGAAACAAATGTGCAGGCCATGCAAGTTGCAACATCACAGGTTGCAGAGGGTATGCCAGTAAGGATTGACGCAGTTTTTGATGCGGACATGGCTGTTAGTCCACAATTAAGGGCTGAAGGCTTAGTAAAGCGCACGAGGCAACAAATAGAAGAGCTAGTTGTAACACCGCCACGTACAAATGAGTTACCGCCATCTTTGAAAGCCAAAAATAACAAACCTCAAACTTTAATTGGTTTTATTAGAAAACAGGGTAAGATTGACCCAAAATCTATTGGTGTAGCTGACATTAAGCAAGACTTAGATAGGGGTGGATTTGGCGTTACTAGGAAAGGTGGTCGTTCTGTTGAAAGAATGATTGAGGCGGCTCAAGAAGAGGGTTATTTCCCATCTAAAATAGATATGTACGAAGATGAAGTTACTCTTGAGGAGTTTGTAAACGCTTTAAAGGAAAACCCTTTTAGTTCAATAGACTCTGTCGCCTCTGAAAAAATTGCAGCGGATGAATTGTATGATCGGGTGTTAGATTTAGGGATCAACCCAAAAGGCATGACAGATGATGAGCTATTTGATGAAATAGCTATTAGAGAGGGTGCGCTTACAGAGGCTGAGATTATTGCTATTCAAGAGTCTGCTGGGCCTGGTATTAGCCAAGAGCAATTAGATGTTGAGATAGCCTATACGCAAAAGATGTATGAAAGTGGGGCTGGTTTATCTGAGTTTGAACCTTACACAAATGAACTTGAATCTCTTTCTAAAGAGCTTAATGTTCGCCTAGATTCTGAGCCAAGCGCCATAAAGGCTATGGACGATGACCTAGCCTTGCTTCAACGCAAAGCAGACGCATTAAGGGCAAATGATATAATATCTGAAGAAGATCTTGCAGAGCTTAATGAGTATGATGCTCTTATTGCTCGGGTTGATGAGCTACAGCCAGTAATTGAAAGTGGCGCAGCTTGTATCATAAAAAGGCGCTAAGATGGATGATTGTGTAAAAATTGTTGCGCGAGCGGCAGAGCAGAGAAATATAGCTTTAGCTCAGAATGAATCTGAAGCAATCATCAAAGAGTTGCGCAAGCAGCTAGGAAAACGCAAAATTCACAGCGCTGACGAGTTGCAAGTCGCTGTTGATGTATCCTTTGAAAATGTTAAAGCAATGCGATTGCAGGCAAGGCAAGCAAAGCGTGAGGCATTGTTGCGGATTGTAAAAAGAAACGAAATTAACGATAGAATAAACAGTTATACAAGTGGGCCAACTGTAAAATTCTTGCGACAAAAAACACAATCTGCACGGGAGCTAGAGGCTTACGAAGCCCAGCAGGTTGGCACCACACAGTTTACAACTGGTGCCAGAGACAGTGCTGCAAATAACATAAGTGCAGAAACGAATGGCAACATAAGCAGCTTGTTGAGCGCGTTAAACAGCAGAGGTGAAACTCTTGAGACAGCTTTGCGTAAAGGCAGCTTTGACAAAGAGGCGTATGTTTATGCTTACAACAAAAACGCAGATGTTCCTGAAGAGGCGAAGGGCATTGTTGACGCAATAAGCAGTGTCCTCAATGGGCTGCGTGAGCGTAAGAATAGGGCGGGTGCTTTTATAGGTGAAAGACTGGACTTTCTTGTAAAGCAGCTTCACGACTCAGAGCTTATAAGGAGAACGCCATTTCAGCAGTACCTTTCAGACTTTCTTCGCCTTGTAGACCATGACAGAACATTTGGTCCTGGGGCTAGTCTAAAGGATAAAGAGGAATATATTTCTGATGTTTACAAACGATTCAGCGCGGGCAGTCACTACAAGGTAGATGAGGGCGGCGATCAACTTGCTGGCACGGCACGCGGGATTAACCTTGCAAAAAAAATGAGTCAGCAGCGGCAGATCCATTTCAAGGATGGCGAATCTGCGTTTGATTACGCAACAAAATATTCTCGTGGCAGTTTGTTTGACAAGGTTGTGCAGCAACTTGAGTACGATGCCAAAGCGATTACTATGCTTGAGCGTTATGGTCCAAATCCAAGAGCCATGCACGAAACCATTAAACGTGATTTGCAAGTTCGTGCGCAACAGCGTGGTGAGCCTGTCTCTCCTCTTGCTTTGAAAGTGCTAGATACTAATTTTGCAAAATTAAACGGTGAGTTAGACATACCTGCAAGCAGTTCATTGGCTCATATTGGTTTTGGCTTTCGTGCGCTAGAAAGTATGTCAAAACTAGGTGGGGCAGTTTTATCTGCTTTTCCCGACATTGTATTTAAGGGTGCTGCACTAAACAGAATGACAGATATGGGGTTTTTTGGATCGTATATCACTGCATTTCGTGGGTCTTTCTTTCGCCTTCCAAAATCAGAACGTAAGTTTTTTGGTGAAATGACGGGAGTAATGGCAGACGGCACACTAGGAAATGCGTATCGTAGGGCTGGTGCTATTGATGGCATGCCTGGAGCGTTTGCCAAGGCTCAAGAATTATTTTTCCGTATCAATCTTTTGCAGGGGTGGACAGTTAACAATAAAGCTGGCGTTATATCGGCGTTTACATTTTATCTAGGCAGATATCGCAACACATCTTTTGATGCTTTGCCAAAGAAAACAAAACGCACTCTTGAGCTTTACAACATCAATGCTGATGAGTGGGGCTTGATGAAACATATGGACACTCTTGAGGTTCAAAGTAAGAAACATTTTGTTACGGAGGGTGGAGTAGCTTCAATCGCAGATGACTTCATTGATCCAGTGATTTCAAAAAAATTTGGAACTACGGATGTTACAGATAATTTAAGGCTTTCTTTTAGAGATGAGCTTGCAAGCAAGTTAAGATCAATGAACCATGACTTTGCGGAAACAGCAGTGGTTACACCTGGGGCTAAAGAGCAGGTAATCATGACTCTTGGCACTCAAAAAGGCACTTTACTTGGCGAGTTTGTAAGAATGATTGGTCAGTTTAGAGCCTTTCCAGTTGCTGTAATTACAAAGCAAATTTTACCAGAATATTATGGGGCAGGAGGTGGTGCAAGAGGGGCGGCAGCACTTGTGCCAATGCTTGTTTTGGCAACAGCTTTTGGTTACTTGTCAGGGGCAGCGAAAGATTTAGTAAAAGGCAGGGAGCCAAAAGACCCTAAATCATTAGAAACTTGGCAAGACGCAATGTTGCGCGGTGGTGGCATGGGGCTGTTTGGTGATTTTCTATTTGCGGAATACAGTCGTTTTGGAAGAAGTTTTCAAGAGACCTTGCTGGGACCAGGCATCAACACAATATCTGAAGCGGCTGCTTTGGCTCACAAGGCGGCAACAAGCAACGGGGCCGATGCCAGTGATTTCTTTAAACAAGTAAAAGGTATTACGCCTGGCGCAAACCTTTTTTACACTGAGGCAGCGTTTAACTACTTGTTCTATTACGGGTTAATGGAAAGCCTTGACCCAGGTTTTTTAAGAAGAACGGAAAGAGACAGGCTTAAAAACTATGATCAAGATTTTTGGCTGCCACCTACTGAATCGGCAGTGCAGTTTTAATTGTTGTGGTTTTGAGTTATAAGTAGTGAAGGAGTGAAAAATGACAGTTAGCAGCACAACCAAAAGGAACAGCTACACAGGGAATGGTTCTACCACCACCTTTGCTTACTCCTTCAAGATATTTGACGATGATGATATCACTGTCATCCTG